TCTCGAACGGCTCAACGCGAGCGCTTGATTGAGGCGCACCGCTACCCTGCTGCATCTTCGGGCGCGAGCCCTGAGCACTGTCGCGGCGAGCCTTGAGACCCATCACGGCAAGCTTGGCCTGCTCGATGGACGGCGTGACGATCATCTGGTTGAAGGTCTTGACCTCCGACTCAGACAGGTTCTGCTGCGCCCATTGCATGAGCTTGGCGTACTCGTCACGGCCACCAACAGCACCGAAGACCTCAGAGGTGTGGCGCTGGACAAGAGCACGCTGGCCCTCGATGTAGCTGTCCACAAACTGCTTCGGGAGGCCCTTAGCCTGGAGCTTCTTGTAGCTGTCTTCCGACAGGCTGCCGTTCTCGCGGAACTCCTTGTTGAACTCCTGCAGCCACTCATCGCTGGCTTCGATGGGCGTGTCGCTGATCTTGAGTTCAGACGGGTCGTCGCTCCCCTCGGCAGAAACCTCGGGCGGCAATTCACTATCAGACGCCTCCTCGGGCGCAGGCTCAGGAGCCCTGCCGCCAGAAGACATCTTCTTCTCAAGCTCTTTGTAGGCCGTAGCCATCTGCTCGACGCTTGCAAACTTCTCAGGAAGCCAATCAGGACGCTGTTGGACTTCCCCTTCCTGCTGCTCACTCATTGCTGTTGCTGTGGTGTGTTGCCTTCAATCATCGCTTTGGAGGTCTGTTGCAAGACCCCCGGAACAGTCTGAGCAGCTATCTGCTGTTGCATCATCATCTGACGCTCTTGAGCAAGCTCCTGCTCAGACTTGACAAGACCCTCGGGTTGGAGACCGTCAGCATGCGCCAACCGCTCCATAAACTCGCGGGCGTTTCCATATTGGGCGAAGGCCTGCGGGCCAGCAACAGCGGCTACGCTCTGCGCCCACTGAAGAAGGCGCGTGCGGTCATGCCCACGGCCAAGAGCCTCAACGCCGCCGACAACTTGGACCGAGACAACATCCTCGGGAAGCTTGGGCAGGCGGTCTTGGTCCGTCATGCGCTGCATCACGCGGCGGATGAACGGGACCTGGAACTCACGGCTGATGACGGTGTAAGCGCCAGACAGGAGATCCTGTAGCTCCTGCGCCATGTAACGGATCTCCTCGGCGGTGACCCGCTCGCCCCGGCGCTGCACCGCGCTGTTGAGGGCGAAGGCGTAAGACAGGCGCTCGTTGATACCTTGGATGGCGCTGTAGGTCACACCCAAGTCAGCCTGCTTGCCGACCTGCAGCGCGACCGCATCGCCCTCTTGGCCCTCGATGAACGCCCCGTTTGGCGCGCCTGCGAGGTCTTTCACGGACACCATAGCGTTGGGACGCACAAGCCAGAGCAGGCGCGCAGACGCCGCGCTGGCCTCGACCACAGCCTTCTGCAGCCAGTCGAGGCTGCGGAGGTCGCCAAGGTACTCCTCGACATAGGAGCGCCCGTAGGACTCACCGCTCACGCGGTTCCAGCGCACCGGAATCCACGGCAGGCTGTCCTCTTTGTAGGTGCCCTCGGACGACTCGATGATCTTGCCAGCGACCTCTTGGGCGACCTCAAAGGTGTCCTCGTCCACGCGGACCACAGAGGTGAACAGTTCGAACTCCTTGTCGTCCGAGATGTTGTCGCCCTTCTCAGACACGATGTGGTCCTGCTCATCAGCGCCCAGCGCCGAGAACGCCACACTCTCTCGAGTGATGATCTTGATCAGGCGGCCCTGCGGATCACGCAGGCAGACGAAGTCGCGCAGCGTGTAGACGCGCCCATCCGCCAGATCATCCGGCAGGTAGACCAGCGCATTGCCTGCGATGACAAGCTGGCGGAAGGCTTCGTGAGCAATGGCTCGGAGGCCCGTCGTCTCAAGCTCGCTCTGGACAGCCTTCTCCTGTCGACGAAGCGCACGCTGGATCTCAGCGCTGGCTTGGCCGATGCCTGCTACCTGCTCAAGCTGGTACTCGTCAGGCACAAGGCGGATGGGGGCCACGCCCGGAGGGAAGAAGGAGACCAGGAGCTTGGACGCGAGGTTGTTCACCCCGCGGCTGCCGATGCTCTGGTAGGGCTCGCGCAGCGTCGTAGTCTCGGTGTGGCCCTCAGGCACAAACAGGGCCGGAAGCGTGTAGCGGGCACAGTCTTCTGCGCGCCGCTCGAACGGGTCGCGCCGCCCCAGCATGCGCTGGAACTCGCCAGCAATAGTGGTCATCTCCATCACACGCCCCCGTAGTTACGGCTACCAATTCGAAGCGATCCAGTCCCGTAGGTTCTAGCACTCGGCTGCGTCCCGCGGTCGGCGGATGCCTGAGTGGACGCCGTGGGCTGCACAGGAGAGCTAGGCGCAGGCTGCTGCGGGATGCTCATGTCAGGACGGAAGGCTTCCTTGAAATAGCCCTCAAGTGAGCGCGTCATCTGCCGCGTCCTGCGGTTGTCGCTGCCCATGCCAAAGATGTTCGGCGGGGCGAAGTTGCCTTTGTACAGATCCTCCAGAGGCTCATAAAGCTCTTGGATGGGGTTCTGCGTGGACTTGCCAGTCACCAGATCTTCTGCGTAGTCGTAGTAAGACTGGAACAGATCAATCGGGGGCTTGATGATCTCGTCCTCCACGAAGTCGTATGCGTCTTTGAAGTCGCTGGTACACATAGCTATTCGGCCTGTTCGGCCATCTTTCGGAGGAGGAAACGGATGACATCTTGCTGACCGATGAGTCGAGCAAGATCCTGAGTGCTAATCGCTGCGTCGGGCAGCGTGTTGGGGAACATCCTCTGGAGCCCCTCGACCAACTGAGGGTCAATCCAAGGCAGGCTCTTCGACATGCGCAGGCTCCCAGAGGATGGGTTGGTCGGATGTGGAGTCGTACTCTCCGCGCCGAAGGATGCGCGCAAGACGGACGCTCAGAAGCGCATCAGCGGCGGTCATGCCTTTGTCGGTGTAGGCAGCAACCACTCGAGCCCAAAGCTCAGACTCAGTCGTAGCATCGCCCAACAGCTTCTCGGCTGTTTTGGGTCCCACACCCTTGAGACCAGAATAACCGTCAGTGGCGTCTCCTGTGAGAGCTTGAGTGAACAGACGCCTGTCGGCTTCTTGCTCGTCTACTGTCTCCACAGCCAGAGTCTCAAGGTCCAAGTGAAATCCTGGAACAGTCCGTAGATCTTTGTCAGCACTTGCGATCACCGTGTCATCGCACTGGTTGAGGCCAAGCAAGTCGTCGGCTTCCAGCCCCTCGTAGCGGAGGTGACTGAAATTGTCACAACTCCACTCGATCAGGGGCCGATACAGGATCGGCTTGACCGTGCCACTGCGGTTGGCTTTGTACTCGGGGTAGATCTTGTGGCGGAAGGTGGGGTTGCAAGTGTATGCCAGCTTGAACTGGGCACACCCCGTAGCCTCCATCCATTCCTCGATCTGCGTCACGAAAACCTGCTGTGCTTCCTTCAGGTTCCCCGTCACGCTCCAGACATCGTCACCCCAGTCCACCACAAGCTGCACAGCAGCGGCGGTCTTGTAGGCAATGATGTCCCCGTCAATCAGAAGAGTCTTTGTCATGTGTGGTTCTCTTGGCTTCCCGGCAAAGCGCCGCAATGTCTTTGCGGGCCTGGCCCATAGGCAGAGCATCGTGCCATTCGAGGAACAACTCGATCTGTGCCTTCTTCTCTCTCAAATGCGGCAACATTGCGTAGCAAACCTGCTTGGCAGCCTCGCCTGATATTTGCCATCGCCAACTGGGCTTCCAGTTAGTGTGGTTTTTGCGCGTGTAGGGGCCGTTGACCGTTCCCCCATACACGGCACGAATCTGCTCCAGAACCTCTCTGAAGGTGTGGCCGATCTCAAGCCTCGCTTCCTTCTGCCTTATCGCTACGCAGCCCTCTCCGTCGAAGAAGCCTGCAAGGTATTCAGGGGTGACCTCAGTGTGTCTCTGCCCAGTTTTGCCCAATACTGTATTCCGCAGCCATCGGCAGACTCAGTTTGAGGCTGCGCCCTGCCGATGCTGCGGCCTCAACCACCAAGGAACCAATCTCCTCGGCGTTTTCGGGGCAGCACTCGATCTGGACCTCGTCATGGACCATGGCGACGATGCGGGCGTTGTACCTGTCCAGAAGACGGTCAACGCGGGTGACCCACTCCTTCGCAAGGATTGCCCCTGCGCTCTGGAGTAGGCTGTTCAGGGCGGCATGCTCAGGAGTAAAGGTCGGCCTGCCGTCCAGGCTCTTCAGCCAACCGCGCTTCTTGGCGACGGTCTTGGCATTCTTGATGAGCTTGTCTAGGGCAGGCAAGTTCTTGAGGAACCGCTTGCGGGCAGCGGTGCCTGCCCTCTGGTCGCCTCCAAGGATGTCACCCAGAAGAGCATCGCCTCCCCCATACAGGCAGGCATAGGTGAGCCGCTTGCCTAGGCTGCGGTCCTTGACTCCCCACGCAACCATGTTGTGGGTGTGGATGTCACCGTCCAGCAGCACCTCGGTGTACTTCCTGTCAGCCATGTAGTGCGCGAGGCACCGAAGCTCGAGGCCGCTCAGGTCACAGCCCAAGAGCACCGTCCCCGGCCGCGCAATGAAGAGTGCGCGCATCTCGGGGTCTCGGTCCACCTGACCAAGGTTGGGACGCCTGTGGGTGCAGCGGTGCGTCCTTGTGCCGTTGTGGCTGACATCCGCGTGGATGCGACCGTCCTTGACGAGCTTCATCCAAGACTGCTCGCCCTCCGCAAGCATGCCGATCATCTTGGACACGCGCATGCGCTCAGAGAACGCCTTGGCTTCCGGGTAGTCCATCTTGGACAGGACAGCCTCGTCCATGAGGGGCTGGCCCGCAGGGGTGAACAGCGTCGGCTTCCACCCGTACTTGCGGATGAACCCTTCGGCAATCTGTGCGCGGCTCTGCGGATTGAACGGCCGCATCTTCCAGACATCGCCGTTCTCGTCTTCTTCGTGGAGCGCTGGGTCCAGTTTCTTCGGTCGGCGCTTGTACTTGCTGACCCGCTGTGCAGGGAAGGCATCCTGCACCTTGGCATTCAGTTCCTCGCGCTGGCTGGAGAGGCGCGCATACAGTTGTGCCGCAGCCTTCTCATCGAAGGCAAACCCGTTGCGGTTCATGCGCCCGATGGCCTGCATGAAAGCCAACTCGCGCTGGTAGATGCCGATGTCCAGGCAATAGTCCTGCTTCAGCGCGGCCCACAGGTTGGCGAGCACCTCGACATCCTTGATGCAGTAGTCCAGCATCTCCTGCGTGAACAGCGCCCAATCTGTTTCGATCTCGTCCTTGTGGACGCCGAGGCGGTAGCCCCAAGCCTTGAGGCTGTGGCGGCCCACTAGCTCCTTCGGGTAGTCGCTGATCCTGTAGTCAATGTGGCTCGGATCAGGGACCACAGCACGGGCAGCCAGCAGGCTGTCCATGACGGACCCGTCACATGCTCGGTTGAACAGCGGGTACA